ATTAAGACAGGTAAGCCTTCTTTTGACAAGATGGCTATGGTGCATTACGACACGATGCTGGAGAAATCGGACTCTCCTGTAGCAAAACACATCAAAGAGTTCAGAGGCTGGCAGAAAGCCGTCAGCGCCGCGTACAAGCCCTATCTTGAGTTACTTGATAGTGACGGTCGACTGCGATGCTCTTACAAGACTCACGGTACCGCTACGGGTCGGCTGAGCTGCTCTGAGCCTAATCTTCAGCAGATTCCTAAAGCTTCGGATAAGCCTTGGAACGGCAAGGTCAAGGAGTGTTTTATTGCCAAAGAGGGCTACACGCTGGTGAACGCAGACTTTAGTCAGCTGGAACTCCGACTGGCTACGGCATACGCCAAGGAAGTCGAACTGCAAAAGGTCTTCAACGAAGGCCGTGACATCTTTACTGAGATGTCAAAGCAGCTGGGCATGTCTCGACAGGATACAAAGACCCTTGTGTACTCGATGCAGTACGGCGCTGGTGAGAAACGAATTATGGATGTGTTTGGGGTAACTAAGCCTGAAGCCCAGCGTATTCGTGAAAACTACTTCATTACCTACCCTAAGTTCCGCCAACTCAATGAGCGATGCACTCAAAAGGTCAACTCCACAGGCACCATCAAGATATGGACAGGACGCGAGCGCCACTTTGAGGACAAGAACGATGGCTACAAAGCCATGAACTCAGTTATTCAGGGAGGTGCGGCAGACATCGTAGAGCGCATCATGGTGCGGTGCTATGAGGAACTGGAATCCGAGAACTGCCACATGCTTTTGCAGGTGCATGACTCGATTACTTTTGAGGTTAAGACCGAACTTGTCGATGAGTACATGAAGCGTATTCGTACTGTAATGGAGAACGTAGATGCCGTCACAGGCGACACTAAGTTCGATGTCAAGTTTGCTGTGGATGTAGGCTACTGGGTAGGAGAATAATGATTCTAAGTGTTGACCCTGGCGATACGACAGGTATAGCGTACTGGGAAGACGACGGTACTTTTTTATCTCGCGAGGCTCTTCCTTTTGAAGAACTCCTAGAGAAGCTAAATAGTTTCACGGGAAACATTAAAGCCATTGTGTGTGAAGACTACAGGCTACGCGGAGGTAGACAAGTAGCGCAGACAGGTAGCCGCTTTGTAGCTGTGCAAGTAATTGGCGCTTTGAAACTTGTTGCCAAGGAGCATAAAGCTAAATTTATACTGCAACAACCCACAGTGTTGACTGTCGCGGCCCTACATTCAGGAGTCAGTCGCCCCAGCAATCACAGCAAAAGCCATGACATTGATGCGTACAATCATGGGTATTACTACCTAGAGACACAAGGACTGCTGCAGCCTAAGCCTCTCTATTGAGACGTTCCTCTATACGCTTTATAGCATCCTTGATGCTTGTGCCAGAGTTTGTCGTGACCTCGTGCTCGATGCCTTGAATCTTGTCTTCGATAGCCTGGAGCTTGTCAGGCAAGTCAATAAGAATATCTACTACTTTGACAAATTTTACGATACTATTCCACGCCTTTCCAAGCATTGCGAAGAATCCAAATAATACTATAGAAACGGCAATAACCCACCCGTATTCCGTTACGAGCGCGTTGAATTGCTCCCCAGTCATTAGATAGCAGACCTCTTGTTAGCCACTGTCGCAGTGTTGCTTACGGGGCGGGAAACTCTTTCTCCCGACATGCGGTCAGCCGATGTAGGCGGCTTGCTACGGACAGCTGCAGCAGCTGCCGCTGCCTCTGCTTGCTTACGAGCCTGCATATCTCCAGGAAGTCGTATTTTGATACCAAATATTTGGTCAGGACTTGCCCAAATGTTACGCTGTACAGTTCCTACGCGAGTATTAGCCGCCTCAATAATTTGACCGTCTCCTGCGTAGATAGCAATGTGACTGCCGTCACGCCAAGCTACTAAGTCTCCAGGGCGTAATTTATCTACAGTAGTGCGTACACCAGGAATACTTTGACCCTGCCAGGTAGCGCTGTGCTGCCCTACATCAAAACCAGCTTTGTTGTAAACATTCATTACTAATCCCGAGCAGTCAATTCCTTGCTTAGTGGTTCCGCCCAATACATAGGGGCTACCAACATAAGATTGTGCGTTCTTGAGAAGATTCTGACGCGATTGGCTTAGCGTACTGTAGTCAATCTTTTTGCCAGTGCCCAAGCCTCCGACAGGGATGCCCGAAGAATACTCCTGAGCCATCGCGGTGGATTGCGAATCTAGCTGTGAATCAGCCAACTGCTGCTGGCGCTGCTGAATGTTTGCCTGATACATAGCGTTGATTTGGTCAACACTGTCCCTAACATTGTCGAGTCCCCGATAGGAATACGATTGATTAGTTTGCGGAGTATCGACAAAAACAGGTTGCTGAGCCACTGCCCGATACCCAGGCATAAACGTGTTGTTACCTGTCGTCTCAGGGTTTGCAAAGAATTTTTCCTGCTGCTGACGAGAGAAGTCAGCTGCTTGTTGTTCCATGTTAGAAGGCACTTCGAGTACTCACTTTCGCTGCTTCGCGGTTTCGTTTTTCAATCTGCGCGAGGTTCTTATAGTTAGGTCGGCTGTAGTTGGTAAGTCCAATACCAAACAAAAAGTTGGTTGCTGAGACTCCCTTATCCCAAGCATCATTATTTCCTGCCGAAGTTTGATAGTTAGGGTCAAGTCCCTTGCCCTGAAGTAGCGACACGATTGAACCTGTAGGACTTACGCCTGAAATGCTCGATACATAGTTAATGTAAGGAATCTGTGAATCAATATAGTCGCTGTAGTCCTTGATTCGAGAGCCACTGTCGAGCTGCGAGCCCGCCATCAACTCAACAGGAATACTAAAGATAGGGCTTACTAAGGCACTAAGCGGTGACAGGGCCCCGCTGATGTTAAAGTTAGGGTCAGCATTAGGAAGCCCTGATGTGAGTGTTGCGCCGATATCGACAGTGGCTAAGCCAGGGTTAACTCCGTAGTATTTACCGCCCATTTGCCACTGAGGGCCTAAAGCTTTTTGTGTAAGAAAGCTAGGGAACATCTGGTCTTCAGGGAAGGGGTCATACATCGAGTCGGGATTTAGCCCCATTCCGATAGCTAAGTTATAGCTCGCTTTAGGGAATACGCTTACTCGCCCAGGATTAACTATGGAACTTGCAACAACGGCAGGGATTGCACGGCTAAGCCAAGTGTAGAACGGGAACACGCGGCGAAGGTACTGCTCGCCCTTGGTCAGCATTGTCGGGTCTGGGTGAAACTTTTTGACGCGCAAAGCCGCATAATCAAATAACTCTTTTTGAGTCTTAAAGCGAGGCTTTTTGCCCTTGTTGACAAGCTTTGTCGCATCTGCTTGTTCGTTGAGCACAATCTGTGAGAAATGTTTGATGCGCGAGTAGTGGTCACGAAGTTCTGAAAGCTTAGACATGCCACGGTTGTAGAGAGTGCCTTTAAGGCTGACTACATCACTAAATTTTTGCAAAGCGCTGGCAGCACCTTCAGCGGGGAAAACATCTTCGACAACATCTGCTGCCATAAGAAGGCCGCGACCAAAAATTTCTTGCTCTAGTTGGTTGTTTGTAATTTTTCCGTAGTGCCCACTTGATACGACATCTCCGCCCTTTACAGGTTTGATGTCGCCCAAGCTGTTCAAAGCCTTGACGGCATCGACACCTGCCTCGGGGTCAGTTCCACGGCGAGCAAGAATTTGCCACGATATAGAACCCGACTCTAAGAAGTTGCGAGCGCCTTCAGCTACCCAGGTCATTGACTCGTCACCAATAAAGTTACGAGGGTGGTGTCCAGGTCGATTGATAGTCATACCAATCTTCCAGGGGTTAAGAATCGGGTCATAGTAGTTATGAATAAAGTCACCTAAGGAGCCACGCAAACGGCTTCCGCCAGTAGCTACCTCTTCGAGGCGATTAAACATTTTGGCTGATTCTTCAGACACATAAATGCCAGCAGGGAGCAATCCAGTAAGGCGACCATCTTTGGTGTTTACAAGCTTGACGTAACCAGCCATAGGCTTCTCTGACACAAAGCCCATGCGCTTGCCGTCACGAACAAAGGAAGCCATAACATTGACATCGCCAGCTACACGAGCCGCGACAGTATCCAGACGTTGCAGGAAGTCAATGGGGTCTTTTACAGGCCAGGTACGCCACTGCGAAGCTGCAGCAGCAAGGAGGTCAGGCGCAACCCCGTCGTACACCATCTTCTGCGCCAAGTCCAGGTCAATAAGGTCTTCTGTGTACTTAGAGGCACCGCCAAGGTTTAGAACATCCAAACCCTTTAGTGTTTTATTAAGAAGTTCAATTCCGACACCCGTGCGGAAAATGGGGTGTGATAGCAGGTTTGTAGCCGAGGTGTCAAAATAGTCTGACATGTGCTTAAACAGCTCATTGTAGGCTTCTCTAGCCCGAGGGTTAGTCGGCTTGTAACCAGCCTTCATGTTTTGAATATCGCTAAATGCTTGCTCTAATTCGGTACGGTCAAACTTTTTAGCCAAAACACGCAACGCATTAACACGGTTGCTAATAATCGTTCGTACAAGGCTGACGCTACTTTCGTACATTGCCCGAAGCTCAGGACCCATGACATACGAAGAATTAAACATTCTGTTGAGACCGCCACGAAGGCTGTGGAACCAGCCAGCGTTGATGTTGCCGTTGATGTCTGTATCTAGGTCTTTGATTGGGCGCGATGTGTCGTAAACAGCAACATTGTCTGAATCAATAAGCTCTTCGGTAGCTTTCAGGTTATTGAGGTCTTCCTCGGCTACGTTTAACGCTTGAATGTTAGCTTCGACACGAGCGTCATTGTTAGTTTTGTTGAGCACTTCTTCTTCAAGTGCCTTACCCTTAGCTTCCGCTTTGACAGCTGCCTTGTGCCCAAACTCTCCAACAGCTGCTTCTACCTTGGCTGAAGTTGCTGCGACAGCTGCGTCTGAGGCACCAATAGCGGCACCCTTTGCCATAGTCGCAGCTCCAGGGTCGACCAAGAACTTAAACAAGTCAGCGATACGCGAGGGGTCTTTAGACATTGCATCGAGGTCTTTGAGGATGTTGTTACTAAGTACCGTAACGTCAGCGTCAACCTGTTGCTGGAATCGCTTAAAGTTTGTGGCGCTAAGGGCGGCAAGTTCTTCCTTAGAAGACTCCAAGATGTCGAGAACTTGGTCAAGAACTTTGTCGGAATTCCACTCAATGTAGTTACCCGTACCAGTTTCTTTAGCTGCTCCCTTTTGAGCTCCTGCAACAGTAGTTTTCTTCCATTTACCGTTAGGTTGAAACATGAAACGGCCCATGTTTGTAGAGGCAAAAGCATTTTGAAAACCACCAGGCTTGCCTTCACGAGTAAGTGTGCTCTTAAGTACTGCCTTTACTTCCTCACGCCCACCGCCAGCCAACATGGTGACGATTGCGTCCATAAGTTTTGTCGGAGGAACCCTAGTATCCGCATTGAAGAGCATGAGATACAGAGCGTTCTTACCCACACTGCCAAATTTGGCTACTCGCCCCGTAATTTCCGACGCAATGTCGTCTGGGTGCTTAGCTTTAGCAATAATGTCAATAGCTTCTGCAAAGCTGACTGCTTTACGGGTAGTGCCCAACTCCATGTGAATAGGGATACCGTAGTTACGCAATGCCTCATCCATGAGCCGCATAACTGCTGTGGTGTACTGAAGTTTGGCAGCAGCCATGTCCTCGCCGTAAAGCTTGCGACCCTTGACGTTCATGTCATCAATTAGTTTTTCAACATCTTTGTTGACCTGAGTAAAAGCGTCATTCATTTTGTATGAAGTGTAGCGCTTGGGGTCGACACCAATGCCTTCACCAATACCTTCTTTAGTTCTCTTAATGCCTTTAGTCGTCATCGTGGCTTTATACAGCTCTTTTTGACGCTGGAAATTAAACGCTTCGAGAACTTTAGTCAAAGCATTAGGAATTATGTCGTCAATAATTCGACGAATAACAGTAGGGTCAGTACCTTCGATTCCTGCAATCTTAGCTGCGTTCTGGAAAGCATCTTCTGTAACATCCGAAAGCATTTGAGCTGAAATTTCAGCAACGCTAGGGTTAGTTGCAAGTTCCTTGGCTGTCATGTTAGCCAACGTAGACCCGCCCTGAGCTAGGCGATTTTTATAGGTACTGTAGTCAACACCCAAGTTTTTAAGTGTCTCAATTTGAATGTTGATTTTGGAATCAGCCATTACGCCAACCTTGACTAGGTTGTCATCTAGCAAACCAGACTTATAGAAAATAGCCTTGATGGACTTCATGGTGGAAGCAAAAGACTCGGCGGTCTGATTCTTCATCATCAGCTTCATGGCTTCTTTACCAAAAATACTGTTTAGCGCTGTCGAATCAATAGCCGCCATTGCGCGGAAAGTCTCAAGAGCGGACATTTTGTTTAAGTCGTCAACTGTTTGACCCAAGATGTTTACAGCTTTTCCGCTATTGAACTTCTCTAGGTAAGAAGAGTATTTACCGCTTGCTGCTTTATCAAACTGCTTAGTAAGTCGACCAACACCAGGAAGCGCGTACAGCTTATTCTGAAGTTCTCTATAGAACTTAATAGCTGCTGCGTCAGCAGGAGTCTTAGGCTTGAGAGTTCCTTTAACAAGTTGGTCAAAGGTCTCTTCTGCCACTGCGCTAAAGCCAGTGCTTTTAGCCGAACCGTAACGAATCGTTGAAAGCTGGTCTTGGATGCTAAGAAAGTTGTTGTAAGTAACTTCATCGATTGAGTTCATTGCTTCAGCAAACTTAGATGCAATTCTCTGACCCTCGACACCAAACGCTTTAAAGCCGCTATCCGCAGACGCTGTAAGCAAACTGTCTTTAAATTCCGCTAAGTCCAAAGGTTTAGAGGACGTATACAGTTTTTCTGGGTCCATCCCATCCATAATCTGCTTAATTACGCTACGCCCCTGTGTAAGGATTTGTGGGGAAGCAGCATCTTGAATCATTGTGCGAAGCGAGGGGGCTTCGTCGATAGCCTGCAGGATAGGCTCAATTTTGTAAGTAGCCGCGTTTTTAGGAAGTTTAAAAGCGGTCTTGTTGCTGCCCTGCCCTAAAGCATCGTCCCAAGCATTTTTTGATTCAGCTTTAATTTTGGCAAGCGCATCGAGAGCCTCAGCTTCTGTCGAGAACTGCCCTGCGCTACGACCCTGGTTGTATACGCCTTTCTTGGGGGCGGCGCTATCGAAGACAGTCAAGCTGTAGTTTTTAGGGCCTTCGGTAAAAGTGCCGCTAACTGCGTCTGAGATAGGAGTAGGCTCGCCCTGTTTAAGTACCGCTTGACCGTCCTGCAAAACAGCAGACTCATTGACCAACTTAGATACTTGAGGCACAATTTCTTCAGCGGCTGCCACGCCCGCGTTAGTTGCTTTAGCAGCAGTAGCTTGCTTAATAGCTCCCGTGGCTGTCTTAGCTCCCTTGCGAAGCATTTGCCCAGCCTTGACTATCTGCCCTCCAGGAACCCACGTTAAAGGGTCAAGGAGCACGTCACCTGCAAAACCAATAATTCCCTTACCTACAGGGTTAAGGTTGTTTGCCGTGTCGACATACTTGGGGTCGGTGTTCTTACCTACAACATCTTGGATGCGCTCTAGGGTGTCGCCCGTGTACGCTTTGTCTGCCTGGTCGGTAGAGAAAATACCGCGAGGTACAGCCGTAGCAATGTTCCAAGCTTTAGCTAGAGGGTCAATGTTTTTCTTTGTAGGGTCAAAAACATCAACAACAGAGTTAGCAAGTTCCGTAACACCAAAAAGAGGGCGCGAAACAATGTCTCCTAGCCACGACAGAAAGTCCTGGTCGGAGGCATCCGAGTCATACGAATTAGTGGCAGAAGTACCGCCCGAAATTTTAGACCAGTCAGTAGTAGACGCAGGAGTTTTTAGGGTTGCTAAATACTTGACTACCGCATCGGATGGGAGCTGTCCTTTCGAGGCCATATGCCTATCCTATCCGTTAGCCGAAGAGCCCAGTGGTCTTCAATCGCGCCATGTCAGCCGCTGCTTTAGCAAAGGCTTCGGGGTCGTTATTTCTCTGGTACCCCTCCAAAATTGTGAGGAAAGCGTTTCGCTCAGAGTCTTTAAGACTTGACTTATACTTCTCAGCGTCCAACTGTTCTGCCGCAGTAAGACCGACAGGTTGCTGTGACTGGTACATGCTTTGCAAGCCTTGAGCGTAGTTAAGTTGCTGTGCGGGGCTTTGAGCGTTGGCTTCCTGCTGCTTCATAGCAAGGTTAGCCAAGAGGTTAGACAACTGCTGGTCAATCTGTGCCTGACCCTCAGCGCTTGCAAACCCAGCTGCGCCAATCATGCCTTCGTTGTACGCAAGGTCAGCGGCTCGACCTAATTCGTTAGCACTTGAGTAGGATTTGCCTAATTCTGCGGCGGCTCCCGTGTTGTACGCACGGTCTTCATTCATGTTGACCGAGGCGCTTTGAGCCAATGCATCGGCAATTCCAAGCGCTGCCATTTCCTCAGAACGAAGTTGGTTAGTGCTGTCGTAACCAGCCGCAATATCTGCAGCTGCTTGTTCAGCAGAAGCATCGATACTGGCTTTAGCATCGTCACGATATCCTTGATAAATATCAGTGGCTGCTTTACGCTCGCCTTTAAGGGCTTTGTACATAGCAGCAATACGCGAACGAGCCTTAGCCGCCGTAGCCTCAAACTGTTCTGCCGAGCTACTGTAGTCGACAGGCTGCAGCATCGCAGCCGCTTGCGCCATAAAGTCTGGAAGACCTGCCGCAGCAGCAACTGTCCTGGCGGCAGGAGGCCCAGCCATTCGGTCTGCGGTAGCGTTTAATAGGCTTGCTGTAGGCAGTGCTGGAGTTTTAGGAGTCATTGGGGGCGCAGTAAAAACTGTCGGGTACCGACTCATGCCATTGATGTATGGATTCTTGCTTTGATTAGCCTGATTAATAGGGCCCTGAAGATAGTTAGATACCACGACTAGCCTGCCAATCCTGCGGTTAGAGCCTGACGGCGACGTTGAATAGCAGCTTCTTTTGCCAGCAACTGAGCGTTCTTAGCCTCGGTTTCGTATTCCGTAGCAGCTTGCTTTTGCTGACTTGCATAGTTTTGCTGACCCCGCTCCATAGTATTCTTTTGGTCAGCAAATGAACGGTCAATGTTTGTACCCGCAGTATTGTAGCCAGAAGAACCTAGCATGCCGCGACTAGCAAAATTCTGTCGAGCCGCATTTCTAGCGCCACCGTAGCCTTGGTACTTATCTTCAGGGTCAAAAGTACCCGTACCAGCGTTGAAGCCAAGGTTACGAAGACCTGCGCTATAGTCCTGACCTCGAATGTCAGCGTCTAGTGCTTGCCCTTTTTGAAAGTTTGCAAGCGCAAGATTAATAGCATTGATTTGCGCTTGATAAGCGCTATCAGTTGCTAGGTTTTTCTCTAGGCGAGCTGCTCGCCTAGCTTTTCTTGCTTCGCTTACCATTTTATTCTCCAGTAAGGCGGCGCTGTATGCTCTTCATCTTCATGAGTTTCATATCAGGCTTAGGCGTAGGTCCGCCAGTCACAGGCTTGCCATTCATCGTGGGCTTCTGGTAAAGAGGAAAGCCCCCACCCGTCATGGGCTTATTTCCCATAGAAGGCTTGTTGTAAGCAGGTTTGGTCATACGCATTAGTACTTTCCCATCTTCTTGGCAATAGCCTTCATGCGAGGGTGTTCCTTCTTTTCAGCTTTGGAGCCCTCGGAGTGTGATTTTGCACCCTTTTTATGCATCTCTTCTTTAGCATAAAAAGCTTTAGGGTTCATCCCTTTAGGTACTGGCATTACTTTTCCTTACTTCGACGAATAATTGCCGCTTTACGTTGCGCGTCTGCTTTTGAGGACGCACCCCATGCTTGTAATGATAACAGTAAACGAGTAGGTTCACCGTTAGGTTTACGTTCTGGACCTGAGTTACCTGCCATACGCGACAGGAAGGAAGCTCGCCTAGGATTGTTGCCTGACTTTACTGGTGCTTTTAGGTCCGAGCCAGGGTTCTCTTTTTCGTAAGAACGACGACCTGTTTCATTGAGCCCGCCTTGAGGATTCTTGCCCTCTTTTCGAGACCAAGCTGCTGACTCAGGCATTACTTACCCATTCTTCGCATTAAAGCATCTCGACGAGCTTTAGCTTTTACATCACGTTCTTTGTATCCTGCTTTGTTAGATATTTTGCCAACAGTGGGCATTGAACGACCAGCACCGTAATGCTTAGCTCCTGCCGCATAAGCGTTAAATCCGCCACCCGCTTTTGCGGGCTCGGAAAAACGCTTACGAACAGGGATTGCCATGCGTCTATTCTAATGCATGACCTACGTTATGTAATAGCTTTAGATACTGTTTCTTTGGCGTTGACAAAGGTAGTAAAAGAAAATATTTTCATTGGGGCAGTATCTACAGTACCGTCAATGTTAATAGTCATTTTGAAGTTAATCTGTCGGAATCGAAGACTCTTAAGAAATTTGAGGAATTTACGTCCAGGGGTAACACCTGACGTAACACGCACAGTTTCTACAAGGCTTTGAGGCGACTGAGGCTGTCCCCAGGTAAAGTTGAGCAGTCCGCCCCAGGTTGTCGACAGGAGCTGGCCCCAGTTGACTTGCTGGCTATAGATAATAGGGGAAGCGATTGCTGTAATGGTTCCTTTTGCCTTGACGTCAGCTCCCCACCAAAAAAGTCTTTTGTAAATAGAACTTCCGTTGTAATCTAAATTTTTTGTTTGAATAACACATTCGATAGGGTTTTCCCCGACAGAAGTAATGTTCTCCGAAATAGCCAACAATTTTGCTAGACGAGGGCTGCCCGTAACGGATGTCGAGCTGTGCGTATACGCCTTAGCGTCAAAGTCCTCGGTTGCCTTCTTAACAATTTTTCCGATTGAGCCATAAACACTTGTGTTCCAAATAGTCCAAGTACGAGTTGGCAAATTAAAAACATACATTGTGTTGTAGTGCGAGAAAATAATGCGGCGGTTAAATTCGGACACAGAGGATTTTAGATAAATACTGGCAGAGTCTGTCGCAGTAAAAGGTACTTTGATGTTTAGTTGCGCGGCTCGACCGTTAGTAAATTCGTAAGCTCGGTCATCGAAAAGAAAGTAAACGTAGCTTTCGTACTGTACGACACATTCTTTAGAGGCAAGACCGATACCTCCAACTACTTGAGACACAGAACCTGTAGTTCCTGGGTCGTCAGAATAGCTATAGCTATAAATACTTTGACTGCGGAAAATTAGCAATCCGTTGAAATACAGAATTATTTGGATAACAGCTTGCCCATCCCCAGAGCCAACGTCAAAGAAGTCAGGAACCGTAACCCACAAGGTTTGTCCTCGAACATCTGAATAATAAATCCTGGAAGGATTAGTGGTTGCTCCCCCTGAAATCCAGAGACGTTCTTTATGAGCAACAATGCAGTTACCTTTAGGCATATTAGCCTGTGCTGTAAAAACACCGTAGCCTGAATCAGGTACCCAATAACCTCCAGGGTTGGCGCTTCCGACAGGTGCCAAAATCCAAGCTTGCCCATTGAACTGAGTCATCGCAGTAGCAGCAAACTTTCCTGTACCTGACGTACCAAAAAGGCTTTTCCAAACAGTACCTGTAAATTGATAAGTATTGTCTAGCCCGTTACTAGCAATAAGTATCGCAGCTCCAGATGAGTCATAGAAATAACCTAGAAGATTTAGGTTTCCTGTAGACCCTAAAGTCAGGTTGTAGTTTTCGTTAGTAAACGGAGGGCGAGACTTGATAGAACCATCAAAGTCCAGCTCAACATTTTGAGCAACAACTAGCTCATTATTGAGAATAGTTGAAGGGTCGCTGTAGGTATTAAGCCCTCCAGTAAAAGGCCCTACAGGAATAAGTTGCCCAGGCATGAATCTCCTAGTAGAAGTTGTCGTAAATAGTGACCGTTTCGTAGGTCATGTTTTGGGCAATGCGTTCTTCATCTGTAAGTCCCAACATGGCAGAATCAAACTCTTGCTTCTTGTAGCTCATCATGGGCGAGTTTTCGTCCATTTCGTAAGCTTTACCCAAAACATAGTTAACAACGTCACTGAAGAACTCGTCGGGAAGAGAAAGCAAATCAGTGTTGCTATCTACGACAGTAGGGAGGGCGTTGTATCGAATTGTGATTGTTGCGTCAAGGTTTGGGCGAGGCCAGAAAGTAATTTCTCCTGCCCACTCATACCAAAAGTGAGGGAATCCTGTCTCTTCAGCAAGAGGGTCAGTAGTTGAGATGCTTTCCTCAGCCTGAGCAACTGACATGTTTCCTACGCGCCGACCATCTACAAGCAGGCTTTCAATTTGCAAAATTGCGGGACTAATGCTGCTCAGAGAGTAAGTGTTGACGTTGGCAGTCAAGGGTGTAGTTGCTTTAGACTTAAGTACTTTTGTGCTACTAGCAATAGCTTGCTGAGCCTCATTTGTCCAAATAATAACGTCACCGTCAACGAGCTGTACACCTGACTCGTCGCCAAAGATACGTTTGACTGCCGCCCCAACATCAGCAACAGTTTTAGTAGGGTTGTTATAGCTCATCGTTCAAATACCTGTCCGTTATGTTTAAATGTGTGAAGTTTACTGTTACCGCCATTGAGCATAAACTCAGCAAAGTCTGCCATGTCTTCAAGCTCATCCTCACGGTTCTTTAGCTCTAAAAGCTTCTTGGCATCCTCTTCAGCCTGAATACGGTTAAACACATTCTCTGCTCCGTGCCGAACAGTGTCGCCCATGAATAACCATGCAAGTATTTTCTCAGGTGCTTCCATTTCTTTAGCTGAAATGTACCGAACAATGTACGCAGGCACGCCTTCGGGGCTGTCGAGGATAGCAAACGGCTTTGCGTGGTCTTCAGCAGTAGTACGGTCAACTTCTGGGATAAACACCAGCGAATACGTTGGTTTGAAATCAGATAGAATTTCTGCAAATCGGCGGTGATTTTCGTTGATAAATTGCCCGCGCTCGGAATTCCACACTTGAGGGTCGGTGGTAAGCGCTGTAGTCATAGCAATTTCGGTCATAGTAAGAGTTTACCCTTTCAGACATAAGAATGGGGTCAGCCGTTGCCGACTGACCCCACCCTCTAAGGCTTACGCCTCGTTGATGTCCTGAATCATACCGTTCGAGTTACGGCGGTCACAGCCGAGCTCGTGGTACTCAACCATGCGTGCGTAGTAGGCGTCGTAATCTCCGTTAGCATCACGAACCTGCTTCCACATCGAACCATCGCGGTCGAGGAAGTGGTACTCTTCGTCGCGGTAGAAGGTCATGCTGTCTTCGTTGATGAAGTGCTGCGTTCCAAGAGGAGCGTCGACATCCGCAACAACAGGGATTTCTCCACGGTCAGTTGTGAACGCGAGTCCCGAGAATCCGCCAGTGAACTCCTGCGTGTTTACCGTCTGACGCAACTGCGACAAAAGGCCGAAGTAGGCACGGCGAACACCGAGCGACTGCAGGATAAGAGTAGTCGAACCACCGCGTGTGCGGATACGGTCAACCATCTTAATCATGAGCGATTCGGAAAGTGCGCGACCAGTTCCGCTGTTCGAGTCAACTTCGGCGGTCCATTCAGGCTCCGTCGAGGGGTCGATGTTGTACAGCGTTCCCGTGTTCGAGATGATTGCAGCGAGACCCGTGAGTTCACGGTTTCCGCTTGCAGAGGGTCCCGAACCCGTGCGAGTGATAATCTGCGCTGCTGTGACGTTGAACGCCGCACCCGAAAGGGTAACAGTGTTTGCGCCAGAAGCAAGCGAGATTGCGGTGACGGTACGACCAGCAACTGCAACAGTTGCGGGCAGCGTAACGATGTCGACGACAGCACCAATCTGGAACAAGCGAGCGTCAGTGACGGGAATGACGTTGACCGAAGTCGAGGTCGTCTTGACCACGCCGATGGCTCCGTTACCCGAACCATAAATCTGACGGTTCATGTCCTTCTTGATGTCGTTCTTTAGGCCTTCAACTTCGTTGTCCAATGCGCGGGCGAAAGCCTTTGCGTCGGTCGACGAAAGCGAGATTGCCTGACCCGTGAGCTGAATTCCGCCGTAGCTGTACTTCAGCCCGATACGGGCTGCAGCGTGGCCCTGCTGACCAGGGGTCGGAAGTGCCTCAGATTCGAGACGCGAACCAATACCTGAGTTGCGCTTGGTGTGGATGGGGAAAGTGACGTACTTTCCACCAGTTTCGTTGGTGACACCTGAGCCGCTTCGAGTAATTCGCTTAAGCGCAACGATTTCATCGTTAAGCTGTTCGCGGATACGGCCCTGGTACACCTCCTTCATGTATGACTCAATAGTCGAGAGGTTGGTTGGCATTTGCCGTTCCTACTTTCTGTTTGGTTAGTAGGAGATTAAGCTTTAAGTTCCTTGCTGAAGCGAGGCGGCGATGAGCGATTGCACATCACTCCTCGACATCTTTCCAAGTGGGGTTCCTTGACCATTATTGGTAGGTACTCCACCTGAAGTAGGTAGAAGTCTTGGGGCTGAATCTCCAGGTCGCGGTACTGCGCGAATACGGTTGACGGTTTTCTCAATGTACTCCTTTGCAATCTCATCGAGTTTACGGTCGTTTCCATTGTTCAGTTCAAACGCTGCTCGCATCAAAACTTCCTGAATGTCCTCGTTAGTAAATTCGGGGAAAGACTGCTGAAGTTGCCCAATTTCCGAATCAAGAGCTTTATCCGCTTCCTGTTCTAGACGAGTGTTCTCCTGCTGCTCAAGGAACTGACGCATCTGTTCCTGTTGCTGCTGGAGTTCGTCAAAACGAGGGTCACGATACTCCTGACCATCCTCAGTATCATCCACTGCATCCTGCAACTCTTCTTGAGTCTCAGGCATACGTCCGTTCTCACGGAGGAAGTTACCAAGCGCTTCGTAGATTACTTCTGGTTGAGCATCAATTTGTTGAGCCAGAGCTGCATATGACTGCAGTTGCTCAACTTCACCCAAGTCCTTGTAAGGCTTGAGCTGGCTGTTTAGGGTAGAAATGCGGGTTTCCGCACTTTTATCCCAGCCCTTGAGGTCTTCCTCAATACTCTTAAAGCTGATGGGGTCGAGCTTTGTACGAAGAGACTCCCACGCGGGGTTCCCTCCAGCTTCGCTGGCGAGATTATCTCCGCCGTCTACAGGCCCTGAATCCGATGTATACGCCTCTGCCGAGTTGTCTACTGAATCTGTACCAGTAAGGTCGTCCACTTGTACTCCTAACGCCGTACCTCAATCTGAGGCCCTAGCTGTCTCTATTGTATTCGATTTTTGTGTAATCGTGGGATTACACGTTTAGTGTAGCATTTACTACCCTAAAGGATTAGGCACTGCGCCGTTTGCTGCCATTTCAGGACCACCAATATCTACTGACATATCTTGCTGGTTTTCTGAATCAGGCAATCCAGGTATGCTTCCATCGCTAGGAATCTGGTTAAGGAAGTCCATTGTGGCGGCCTGCTGAATGTACTGTTCGTGGGTCGCAACGTGCTGCTCAAACTGTGCCTTAATTTCTTGAGGCAGCAGTTCGTACTCTTGCGACATTCGGAAACGATTATGCGTTTCAATATGTGCTTGATGCAAGTCAAAGTCATCGACAGGTACTAAAAGCGGCGCAGGGATGTTCTGAAGTTCCTGCATTACTGTCGGGTCTTCCATCATGGCGGGGTCAAGTTGTTCCATAACCTGCTGCTGCTGTTGCTGCTGTGCCATCATTACTTCTTGAGGCTGGAGCATCTTCATCTTGATGTTTTCACGCTGAGCTTTACGTTCGGCAGTGTTGAGCGTGTCCATGACTTTCTGAGTTCCGCCCATTTCAAGCAATGTTTTGGCTTGATTCTGGTCAATAATTCCAACAGAGAACATGTCCATGACTCGTGCTTCTTGTGCCGCTTTAGACTTAGCAATGCTAGAGCCAGGCTCGACACGGATGTCAGTACCATTAGTGATATCAGCACCCTGAAGCATCATAGTGTCGAAAGCTCCGTCTGCCCCAATAGTGCGAATTTTGCGGGGAAGGTCTACATATTGCTGGAACAGATTAATAGTCTGAATAGCAATTTTTTCGTAGCCCTGCTCGATGCTTTGGTACTGAGGAGTCAGATACTGGTTAGATGCTTCCTGCAAGTAAGCAATAGCCGTACCCGAAGTCACACCTGCGGGAGTGCTTCCTCGCGAGACCTCACGCTCGCCCGAGATATCAATCCAGTCATTAAGGATTCGGTCTTGCTGGTCAAGGTAGTACTGAGGGAGCGGGCTGAGCGGCAACGGCTGAGGCGGAGCCATACCAGGCTTGTATTGAATGACAAGTCCAGGCTCATTTGTAACCTTAGACGGCACAATCGAACCGACAGGGGCAATGAGTTGTGGCTTAGCCATGCGGCGACCTGCTTCAGAAATTTCCGAACGTAGCTGGTTGTAATCACGCTGAAGCTCTTTAAGGTCAACAATAGGCGAGTCTGCGTAAAAGGTGCTCGTAGGAATGTGCTCAAACTTGGTGTACGGATACATTCCGTGCTTATAAGGAATTCCGTCACGGTAGATGTTAATAAGGTAATTATCAATGCTGATAATGACCCCGCCCTGCGGTAGCAACTTGGTAGCACCAGGCTTGACCCAGGTTTCGTAGACAATAACGGAATCAGGGGAGCGTCCTGCTCCTAGGTTTAGATATGCCTCATCAATAATCTGGTTTGCGCTAGAAACAGAAGGCTGAAGAGTCTTACCCTTGAGCTCGTTAGCAAAGTAGTGGTAGCACCATTCGACAGGCTTTGTGTAGGCATTGATAACAAACGGTTGGTCTTCAATGTCCTGCTCGCGAATGTCGGGAACAAAAAGGTGAAAAGGCGTAATGTTTCCAAATTTGATGTCTCCAGGCTGACCTGAAGTCTTGTCGACACACATTTGGTCCCACTGGGTTTTAATAAAACCTGTACCCGTCATAATGGTCCACCACATTGTGCGATTGAATTGAGCCCTGAGGTTCTTGCCCTCGCTAATAGAAGTCCATGCTTGCTCTGCTGCATACGCAGCTCGCTGGTCTTGGTCTTCAGATGAGGCGGGAACAGCGCGAGCCGAAGGCGTTTGCGACAAAAACTTTGACAGTTCCCAGCGCGTGTACGCACGAATACGGTTAACCGTTTTGCGCTGGTGGTAGTAAGGCTTCTTAGGCGTAAACATCTTGTCGCGGAACTCAGATGGAAAAGCGCTACGAGTCTGCTCTAGCCACTGCTGACCATAAAACATTGACATGTTGTCGTACCACTGAAGTTGCTTCTGGCTACGATTTTGTTTAGCCTTACCCCATTGTTCCTGAACCCACGCTACAAGTTTTTCAGCTTCTTGGCTTTCGCGAAACTGCTCAATGTTGATTCCAGAGTCCGGAAGTTCAGTTACTAAAGAATTCTGGGTCGACTCCTGTGAGTTCGGCAAGGATGTTTCTGGTTTCTTCGCCATTTATTTCGCCTTCCGAGGCAAGATTGGGGTTACGTTTACTGATGCGTTCGGCTTCGGCCTCATCAGATGGGTCGTAGTCCTGGTATCCATCATAACCTGTAGGCAGACTCATCGCCTGTATCTGCTGAAACGCGAGAGGGTCGCTTGACGCTACCAGTGCTTGTGCTTTTTCGTTCAGAACTACCAGCAACTTCACTTGCTTGGTGTGTTCCTCCTGCAGACTCTTCATCGACTGACGGTGTTCCACTTGCTGTAGGTACAGCATTGTCCAGGTTGCCAACAGCAATACGGTCAGTAAGAGTGTGAAGTACATCTCCATAGTTCTCCTTGAGTGCGTCAGAGTAGCCTTTGTTGTACCACTCTTGTTCTTTGAGTTCGACAGAGGCGGATTTACCTTCATCGAGAATTCCTGATACACGAGCCATTTCGCGGAGAACTTCTACTGCCAAGTAGATTCGTCCACGTTCGATGTGAATAAGCCCTACGTCGACACCTGTGTCAATAAACGGACCTTCGGAATTCCTGCTAATCCAGCAGTGTCCAGGACTGAGAATAGCTGTGTCGATAACACTAAATCGGCTTGTCATGTTGCTCCTTAGTAGTACTCACCATATGCGGAAACTGTTACCCACTCTGGGTCACTATCCGCAAAGGATACCTCAGGGTCATTTTGCATCCGCAAAAGTAACTCTTCGTATCTTAGCGTAGTCGGAGCTTCTTTTTGTATTTCTACGTTAAATGGAGTTAGGTCAGGCCGTGTCGTAGCAAAGTACCTAGCGGAGTCAAAAGCGTGGTCGTCTTTCTTGTGGACGACTTCTTGCTTATTCATTTCGTATGCCGTTTTGTCGGAGCTGTAGGTACCCCAGCGTAGTTTTTTCATCTCGCGCAGGAAGTTTACGCAGTTGCGGGAGATAACCCATTTAGGTCGTCCCTTACCCCAGTGCGAATCGTTACGGAATCTAAAATAAGCTTGCATCTTTTCAACTCCGACAAGAACATCGTGAGGAATTCCCTCAACATTGATGTACACACCGTTTAGCGCATACTCTTGCAGGATGCTAGTTCCTGTGATTCCGCTTCGTTGGCGCATAGCGGGGTCGCCCATACGCTCAATTACTTCGGGGTCTTTACCCCAAGACAGCTCTCGGTTGCGTACAACTGCTGAGTGTTCTGACACAATCATGTTTGTTTGATAATGCTCAGCAAATGTAACAATGTCGCCGTTAGGGGAGACAGCGTGCCATAGCCAAGCAGTTGGGTTGTTGAGACCGTGGTCTACAGAGGCGTAGATTGCCCAACTGTTAGGTACATCACCAGGATTAAAATCCACCACATGTTTTTCGAAGTCAGTATTGAATGTAGGAAACACCAAACCAGAACGAGCAACGAACGAACCTTTTTCACGAATCTCACGCTCTTCCTTATTCATGCCCATCATATAGAAATTCATGTCATCGTGCTCAGCCGCAATGTACGGGTTTTGCTCTGCCGACAGAGTAAACGTGTCGAT